GGCATCAAGCCTATTATTGGTATTGAAGCTTACTACACGGTAAATGATAAGAGCGCTCGTGAGAAGGACGAGGATGATCAGAAGTACTATCATGTTGTTCTAAATGCTATGAACAATACTGGTCTTAAGAACCTTATTAAGCTATCTACAAAGGCTTATACAGATGGGATGTACTACAAGCCGCGCGCCGACACAGCACTCTTACAAGAGTGTTCTGAAGGCATTATGGCTACCAGTGCATGTCTAGGTTCTAGGACTAGTAAGCTTATTGCATGGGGTCGACAGGATGAGGCAGAACGTCTTATCCTTCACCATGCAGAGATCTTTAAGGACAGGTTCTTTATTGAGCTACAGCTACATGATGGTCTTCAGCAGCAGGTAAACAAGGGGCTAATGGCTATTGCCAAGAGGCATAGCCTTCCTATGATTTTGACTGCTGACTGTCATTACACAGAAGAGAATCATAAGCTAATGCATGAGCAGACTCTTTGTATGTCTACTAATGCTCTTATGTCTGATCCGCCTTGGGATCCAGAGCGTACTGCTGAAGAAGGTGGCGTTAAGAAGAAGACTCGTTTTTCTTTTGGCGACATCGATGTTCACATGGCACACCATGATTGGATGTGGCGTGAAGCACAGAAGTACGGTATTCCCTATGAAGCTATTATCAACACTAAGCATTTTGCGGACATGGTTGAAGACAATTACTTTAGCGATCGAAAGAATCGCTATCCTAAGTGTCCGACTATTCCTGACGGGGAAACATCTTGGAGCGAGCTAGAGTATCGTGGAAAGATGGGTCTGCAAAATAGATTTAACGGAAAGCGTCCACCGCAGAAATACATTGACCGTTTCTATGAAGAGTTTATTGTAATTAAGAAGATGGGATTCTCCCATTACTCTCTTATTGTACAGGACTACATTGATAACGCCAAAGAAAAGCGTAACGCTCTCGTTGGACCAGGTCGTGGATCTGGCGCTGGTAGCCTCATTTGTTGGGCTCTTGGTATTACTGAAGTCGATCCTATTCGATACGGGCTACTTTTTAGCCGGTGGTTGAATTATGGTCGCGCAGCAACACCAATGATTCTAGACGAAGTTACTAAGCTTAAAATTAAAAGACACATGTGCTCTTCCGAAACACATGTGCATTGCGATCATGGTCATGAGCATCACGAAGGATGTAACCACGATCATCACTAACAAAAGGGCAGGGGGCTTTTAGGCCCCCTGCCTTATCTTATTTAAGGAGTAGGAATAACTACTTTCTTAACAAGACGGTAATACGCTTTTGTATTACTGTTGCCAGAAAAGTAACCCTTCATCTTGTATGTAGGGTTAGCAGCATGAGCTTGGTTAGCTGCAGACTGAGTAGCACGTAGATACTCTTGATCAGTTCCGTTATCAAACTGAACTGCATGAATATCCATAACCTGTACCTGGTCAATGCCATTCATAGTAATCATTCTTCCCTGAATAAGGAATACTGGATCGGCGCCAACTGTGAAGTAGTTGATTCCAACTACTGTTGTCGGGTTGCCTGCTGCAATGCGCCTTGCGGTATCAAAGTAAGTGCCCCCAATTACACCATGTGCAGCATTAGAAGTTTCTTCAATGCCGTAGATTGCTGCCTTACCTGCTGAATCTGGGTAAGCCACACCATCATTTTGAATCCAGATCTCAATACCAGAAAAATCACCATTTTCCCAATCAATAGCAGCATTCGTATCGGGGTCTACAAAAGACCACTCATATTGAGCAAACTGCTGTGGAGCATTAGCAGTACCATGTGTTGCGCCAACAAAAGCATTGTAGTCACCTGATGCACTAAAGCTTGTTGCAAGCGTATTAGGGTCAGAACCTGCAGTAGCATCTGCAGCTAGAAGTTGTTTCCACTTTGTGTAGCCTGGTTCAGCGCCAACAGAAATAAGGTGAACTGCACTAGCAACTACATTTGCACTTGCATCAAGAGCATTCAAAGTAATAGCGCCTGACTCTCCACTGGTAGCACCACTAACAGAGTAAGGGCCTAGACCACTTCCACCAAGTGAAGCTGTGCCTAGGTTTGTTTCAATCGACGCACTATATGAGGCGATAATCGCATCACTATCTGTAAACGCACCAAAAGTTTTTGCGGACAAGCTTCCGTTATAAGCAACATGCTCTTCAGTTAGAGCAGGTGGCGTTACAGTAGAATCTCCAGCTGCCGTTTCCTCGGCACCAAAATCAAGATCAATAGGACCTGGCATAGAAAGTATCCTTTTTAGTAAGAGGCAAATGGAGGGGGATTGGACCCCTCCATTATACCTTTAGTTATTAAGTAAGACCAGGAATGCTTACAGTTTCAATATCATTATTGGACATACTGTTAAATTGTAGCTTTCCGTAGTTCTGGTCTGCATGATATACATCATTCCTAATGCCATTAGCATAAGAATCAATATAACTATCTCCCATTAACCAGATTTGAGTAGTACCGTGACCGTTATTTACACTACTATTTGCATAAGTCACATCACTAGAACCTTGACTACGTCTTACAGTTTGACCAATCCTATAATCATCTTCCCACTTTCTTGGGTCAGTTATCATAAGTTTAACCTCAGCATCAGTAGGCATAGCTACACCAAGTCTTAATGTAGTGACAACCATGCTACCGATTTTACCGTGGAAGTTGCGGTTAGACCCGCGACCACCAATAGTAAAGTCACCTGTAATACTCCTGTCCATACGTGCGCCAGTGCTATTCCAGTTTGAAGACGTAGAAAGGTTACTGCCTACAGAACTGAATGAGTCAGAACTGCTCATGATTCGGATGTCGAACGCAGCAGCTAGATTAGTTGCATTAGCGTTGCCACCACTGTATCTTTGCCCCTTATGGGCGATGTAAACACCATACCAAGTAGAGCTGTTAATCGTACCAAGTGAACACTCATTGTAACCTGAACCCTCTCGGCCCCAAGCGAAAATCAATGCTCCCGAAGCACTTTGGCGCAAGAAGATGTTATCATTTCCAGTACTTGTGCCCTCACCCTCGTTCCAGATGTGCTGGTTTGAGGTGTGACGATCCGACTTGAATACAATAACAGTAGCCCATGGCATAGCTAAAGAATCGTCAGAGGTTTTACTGGCATCAGTCGAGTGTGCTGAGACTGTATTTGAAGAATTATTCATCCTGAGAGGACGAGCATTACTACTTGAACCAACTTGCTTCAAGTGCTCGTTGCCACCACTAAAATCAACAGCTTTATCCCAATCTGTAAGAATGCTAGATGGTACAGGTACACTGATCTCAGAAAGAGCAGTCCAATCAATGTCATTTGCATCTGTCGTATCAGTACCTGATGTTGCATAACCCTGAGCCATAACATCAACAGTGCTGATGCCGTAGCCTTGATCACCAGATTGTATCTTGGTGGTTGAACCCCAGTCTGCGTAAGCAACTGTGTTTGCACTATGAGTACTTGTTGCAGCATATCCAACACGGATGTTATTACCAGAAGCTGTGACTTCTATAAATGCATTGTAGTTAAGGAAGGCTGAAGGGCTCGAAAGAGTAGCACCAGGTAGGATCGTTGTGCTACTAGATGTATCGCCATTGTACCCATACATCTGAAAATTAGTAGCATTAACTCTATAAATGCTGATGCGCATACCGCCTTCGAATCCAGAAGGAACGACTGTGTCGACAGTGTTTGCCCAGCTCCCATCCTTTACACCGAAACTGATTATACTCGCATCAGCCATTGCGTCAGCAACATCAGAAAGGAATGCACCAGACAATACTAATCTTTGACCTGCTCCAAGTGGTTCGTCAATTGACAACCAACCGTGATCATTAGCATCAAAGAGGTTAGTACCAGTTTGGTTAGCAGATGGACCTTCTAATGTAATACCTGTAACACTAGCAGAGTAAGTTGAACCAGCAACAACAGGTGTTACATAGTAATCACTACCACCTGAAGTCCACTTAAACTTAACTGGTGGAACATCGCTTGGAATTGCAAACTCAAGGTAAGAACCAAAGCTACCTGGAGTTCCTACGACAGTGACTCCAGTAGTGTAATCACTGTTGTCACTAACAAGGCAAATCCCTAGTGCGTCTGTAGACTCAATGCTGTCGCTGTGGAGCCAGAACTTGTAGGTTGTGCCAGCCGCAAGTGTAATGTCACCAGCCGGATCACCGTTAAATAGCGGGGCGCTAAAAGTGTCCTCCGTTACATCAAACTCGTTAGCCTTGCTAGGAGCAGTGATGACAGAAATACCTGTCTCAGATAGCTTAGCTCTAGTTTCAGTTTCCTTTGTAGCAAGCACAATACCAAGAGCACTAGTCCCAGTGGTGCTATGCGCTCCTGTCCAGGTCTGGGTTTGTCCAAATGTCCCGCCGACAGGCTCCGTCGTCAAAGACGGATCCGTGTCAGGAGATCTCATAGTAACAATGTCACCTTCGCGAGTGAACTCAATAGCCATGTTGTAATGGATATCAGTATCACTACTGCGATTAATGTGCATTGCACTAGGTGAAGGACCAGCATAGTACTGCGTAATCTTTGTCAAGTTAGCAGTTTGATTCTCAGCACGATGCATTGCGTAAAAATCTTGCTCAACTACTTGAGTAAAGTCAGCAGCATTCTTTGGAATACCAAGGAAAACCTTGTTGTCTTCTCCAGAACTGCCATCAATAAATGGTAGTACATTAGTGTTCCACCATGCTTTTGTAACAATGAAACGCTGACCTGGAGAAACAGTAAAGTTGTCTAAGGTGACAGCAGCATCACCATTTAGCTTATCAGAGGTATCCATTGTGCCGCTTAAAAGAGTAAAGCCTGTCGGAGCAGTTGCTGCGTTTGCGGTGTGTGTGAATCCAGGGAGTTCTCCAAACTCTACAACGCCACCTGAACCTGACTGAGAAGGCATAGCAAATGTAATTACAGGATTAGTGTAAGTAGTTGCACTGCTTCGGAAAAGAACACCATTTAGAGACAACTCAATTGTGCCAGCATTATTGTACAGCTTCCAAATGTCAGAAGCTGCATAAACTGGTCGAGTTGGAATTACCTGCGGGTTGGTATTGTCGTCCCATCCAATTGGAACTAAGCCAACTACAATTGAAGGTGTATAGTTGTTGCCAAAGTTCTGACCATTAGTGTTAGTTGGGGCACCCGTAATAGGTGCTAGCAAATCCCAATGGCTTGAGTTGTCTTGTGTTTGATCAATAATATCTGTGGTCTTATCCTGACCAGCAGATACAATTCCAAACCCGTAACTACCATCTTGATGGTACCACTCAATCTTATCACCATCTTCTAAAGCAGATGGCAAGTCGTATACGACATGTCCTCCAGTAACTTGAAGGTAAATCTTACCAGCAGAGTTTGTAGCAGAAGATGCTATAACGCTTCCTGCATGAAGCGTTCCAGGTAAAGATGCAGGAGCAGTAAGGTTAGTTACCGTAACAGTTAAAGTGCCAGTGGAAGAACCATATGAGTTAGTCCTTACAACCGTAACAGTGTAACTGTCTGAAGGGAAATTAACATTATCACCAGACACAACCGGAGCTGTTCCAGTAATGTTAGCATTACTAGTAGCCTGGCTAATCCAAGCTGGTCCTGACTGAATAGTTGTAGTGAACGTAGCACCTGCTGGATGAATCTGGAAGTTCAAAGAAGCAAGCTCATTAATGCTAATTGTTGCGTCAGAAAATGCTGTTGGAACAGCAGTACTGTCTGCGTTTTGTGCGATCTCATTCCAGATTACATTTGTTGAATTTCCAAAGACACCATGACCAGGTGCAGAAGAACCATTAGTTACCATGCTTGTATTTGGACCATACCAGGTTGCACCAGTTGGTTCATCTGGGAATGAAAATCCTGTACTGTTTCCAGACCCACCCTCTAGAAGATCAATTGTTAGAGCATTGGCAGAATTGTTAAACAAAGGATAAGTAAATACACCGTCAGGGGACTCAATGTAATACCAAGTGCTAACGTTACTACCATTTTCAACAGCGTTAAGGTCGTACTTGTTTAGAACTGGAATACGCTCAATAGGCATTGCCTCTGCTGCGCCAAAGTAAACGTTAAAAGGATTTCCGTCTAGAGGTGCTGTAAGCGTAGCCATAAGCTCATTGTTTGTCTCGTGCCACATTTCAAGTGTGTTGTCAGACTTGTAGCGCCAAGAAATAAGACCTAGGTTTCCACTGTTATCATAGCCAACATCGCTCTGATCCCCATTGGGATCATAGCTGTTTGATGCATTCAGATTCCAAGTCCAGTCACCACTTGACTCAATGCCCTTGATAACCTCTTGGGTGTTGTAAAACAACTGCTTCTGAATAGTATCGTGAGCATTGTTTACACCTGTTGCTGCGCCAGTGTAACCAAACCCAATAACTTCAGCTCTGCCAAAGTAATTGAAGTTCATGGTAACCTTTTCGCCAGGACTAATTTCAATATTAGACTTGATGACACTATCGGTTTCCAAACCATTTGACCACTCGCTAGCTTCTGAACTATCGAAATCGTGTACAATAGTCCACCTGTCAGTACGCTCCTGCATTACAGGGAACTTAGCATTAGGTTGGTTTTCGCCAGCAAAGAAAATACTAACTGTGTCTCCAGTAAGAGTAGTATTAGAACGAGCTACAATAACCTCGTCACCGTTATTAATCTCTAGCAAGTAAAGATAGTTATCGTTACCATAACGAATTGCCAGCACAGTGCTATTGTTGACAACATTGTAATAACCATTTTGGGTTACATTTGGTCTGTCGCCAGCGGTCCAACGAACGGCAAGGTCTACACCAGTAGAGGCAGGGCCAGAAAAACGATGCTCAATCCCTACAAATCTAAACCCTACTTCCCAGTTTGCAGAGCTAAATACATTTGCTTCTGTTGTTGCTGATTCTGCACCAGACCAAACTCCAAGGGTATAGCTGCCATTTGCATCATGTGTAAATGTAAACTCATGTCCCTTCTCAAGAGCATTGCCATTATAAAATGGTTGAACGTCCTTAACGTCAGCAACAACGTTAGCTGAAACAATCTGCTCATTAGCACGAGCGCCATAAGCAATGTACCAGTTGTCTGCTTGAGCAGGAAGAGTTTCTCCTGCGTTAACTCCAACTTCTGAAACCAAGAAGTCTTTGTATTCAGTTAGATCCATTTCAAAAGCAGCATTAACAGTGTTAGACATAGAGTTAATAGAGTTTCCAGCAGCAACTCCATTTACGTATACATTGCCTAGCGTTAGGCCACGAAGCTGAATCTTATTAGAGTTTCGCTGAATAATGTCAATGCCATTTGCGTTTTCAACAGACTGAAGCTCGTTAGCCTTGTAAGTGTTGATTACGTTTCCGTTAACGTATTCCTTAAGGCTAATCATTTGCTTAAGAACATCTACTTCAACATTTACAGAAGGAACGCTCATAACGTGATTGCTAAACGGAAGCTCTGAGTACATTCCAGCAGCAGGAGGCTTAACAGCAGAAACACCAATTGACTGGTATGAGTTATCGCCTAGTGAAAGCCTAAGGTTGTTAAGATTTGCAGAACTAAGATCAATAGCATAGTCCTGACCAATAAAACCTACGTCATCAATCTTGATAATGTTCTTGTCATTATCAGGCAGACTGTTCATCGTATCAGAAATGTAAAAGCCAACCTTACTAGTGTTTGAACCTAACCCAGTGTAATGAACTTGAGTATCAAGAATTTCAGCAATAAAGTGATAACTATTGTTGTTTGCAGATACAATTGCATCTAGCTTATCATAAACGTCTCCAATGGCAATTGAAGCCATTGCATCGCCGTTTTCTCCAGTTCCGTTATACTGTGAACGGTTGTTGTCGTAAAGGCCACAATCACGTAGAGTTGTGTTAGCTGCTGCCCAGGCATAGAACCCTGCGTTCCAGTTACCAGAAACATCATTCTGACTAAACTTATTGTTAAGTCCACCAATAAGTAGAATGCCATTGTTGCTGTTGTAAGATGAAGAGTTCATGCTTACAATTACATTCTGGCAACCAGAATGAGTAGAACCAGATGCTAAGTAAATACCTGATTCAATGTTCTGAGTAGAAACGTTACGAGTAATAAAGCCATAGCCGCCAACACCACAGTCTTCGACACGAATTCCTCGAAAGTTATTCTTAAGGTAGTTTGCAATAACCTCTGCTTGAGTAATTTTTTCAAGACGCATAGCTCCACCATCAGAGGCGTTGCTACCTGCATAGAATGCTTGAAGATCTGCAGATGAACTATTGAAACCTAATGTGCCGCCAGACTCAGCAAGTACAGTAGAAAGACCAGCACCATTCCAGCCATTGTTTAAGAACTTACAATCTTCAATTACAACCTTTGCTGCAGACTTAATCTGGACGCCATAACCGCCAGCATTTTGAACAATGAGATTGTAAAAGTGGTACTCTTTAACAGAGGAAGTGTTAGACATGTAAAAGACGTTGCCATTTGCAGCGTCAAAACTGTTGTACTTGACAGCAGTACCTTCAACACCATGAAAGTAAAGTGTCTTGTCTGCAGGTAATAGAATGTCCGTAGTAATTACGAATGTTCCGTTAAGTAGAATGTGGTCGCCGTCAGAAGCGGCGTCCACAGCAGTCTGGATGTCAATGTAAGGATTAACAATAGAACCTGTACGAGCAGTACCTGTGTAGCCAGAGACTACATAAGCATTGTACTCGTCGATCATGTCGTTAGTCTTAAGAGCTACATCTTCAATCTTGTCCCAGCTTGGACCAGTTGTATTGTAGCGAATCTGATCGTTAACAGCATAGTCTACACTGTCATAAGTGCCAGCCGTTGTGACCCAATACCAATCTCCGTTTTGCGGAGTAAGAGTAGCAAGGTCAGGTGAGTTAGCTGAAGCGTCCCAAACGCCCTTATAAGAAGCTGAAATAGGCGTACTAGCTACGTTGCCATTAACATTAATGTAGTCAATAGCCGCCTGACGATCAACAAATGCAACACCGTCTTTGTCTTCAAAGTCAGTAAAGGGTAGATTGAAAAACTCATAAACAGTTTCCGAACTGCCATTAGTTTTAATGTCATTAATAATATGAATGTTGTTTGCTTCTGTAGGAGAAGCAACAGCACTAAGACATGCATTCCAATAAACTGGGTTAGGTGAATTACGGAATTCAATACAGTTTCCGTCTTCATTACGAACAATGCGAATAGCCATAGCTGATTACCTTTTAACTAGCGATTGACTCTGACGAGACAGGAGATAGGTTCAATTAAAGAAGTTTGATCGACATAAACAGCTGGCAAAGCCAATGCGTTTTGGTCTAGTGCAGAAGCAATATAAAACGTTGTTTCAGATCGATACAACTGGCGAATACCAGCAGAGTTTGGTCCAAGATAAACTGGAACAGCAGGCATTTCAAAAGCAAAGTCAATTGAATTATCTGTGTTACGAGTCTGGAACCAAATGCCATAAGTTACGGTAGTATTTTGCAAACTTGGCGTGACGTAGAAGTCAAAGCGAACTGTAACAGTATCGCCAATTTGTAATTGATCAGACATAATTGAGCCGATGTGTCCATCAGCATCATCACTGTTTGTAAAATCAAAAATCCTTGTGCAACCTTCAGGAAGATTGTCTCCTCCAAAAAGATCAATATCATTTGGAGCTGAAGCACCATTCCACCATGGCTGGTCTACGCTACGAGCTTTTGCAAGGCTTAAGTCAAAGCGGTACCAAGTGTTAAGATCAGCACCAGCAATTGTTACTGGATTATCACGAGCAGCAAAGCCGCCAGAGAAACTAAAGCCGCCTTCTGTATTTGCAAGAAGGCTGCTTAAGTCTCGGATGCTATTGGCTGATCCACCAGCATTACCTTTAAAATTACTAATTGGACCTGGCATAAGTCACCTTTTTAAAAAACAATAATTGTAATAGGACCCGTGCCGGTAAGGGCTACGATTTCTAGTGAGTTAAGGCTTAGCCCTGGGGAAAGCTGAATAGCTGCACCAGTATTTTCAAAAGTAGTAGTGGTCTGCCAAACCTCAGTCTCTGTGGAACCGGCAATAGCATTTTTAATAGCATTGCCAACACCTGGAAGAGTGCTTAAGCTTCTGTACTTAACAAGATTGTTAATACGGTAGTCGACCTGAGCAGCAGCATCATCAGTATAGATTTGAACAGTATTTGCTGGCCAGCCAAGAATGCTAACAATATCAAGTTTGTCGCCAGCACTAACACTGGTGATTTCTACAATGCGCTCGCCGCGCTTTGTAGTCTTAAGTGGTGTCGTGTACGTTGCCATGGAAAGACTCCTATGTGTTACAAGAATGCGCGTCTATAAGTATTAACACCCGAAAAGACGTAAAGTCAATACGGAGAGTTAGAAAATGGTTGAAGAAATTAAGAAGTATTATCAAGAAGAAAGAGTAAATCAAATCGACCTAGATTTCCTTGAGTTCGAAGAAGAAAAAGCAACAGAAGAAGATCTAGAAATTGTTTTACATGCTATTCAGAACAACTTTAGTTTACCAAATACCCATAACTCTTGCATGCTTTATGTAACAGGTTTGACAGATCAGTTTGATTTTGTCGAAGCCAGGTGTGATACAATCGGCGGCTCTCCTCCAGACCTAGATATTGACTGGGAGGCAAAAAAGCGCGATCTAATTGTTGAAGACATTGCCGAGCTATGGGGTAGAGATAAAGTCGCTAACATTATGGCTTTTGGCTCTTTGAAGCCAAAAAGCCTTACAAGGCGTTATTTTAAGATTACTGAACCTGCTCCGCCAGAGTTCTTTAACGACAATACAAGAATTGCTTATCTTTCAAAGAAGAAGAAGCATTATGAACTTATGGATGAAGTATTGGCTTGTGTGCCGCCGCCTAAGGCTGGTAAGGAAGCTACACTTCACGAGATTATCTACGGCAACGAAAAGAAGGGTTACCCTGCTAATACTAAGCTTGTAGATAACAGTAAGTTTGCCGGTTGGCATTTGTTTGCCAACCACCTAGAGAACATGACCAGTCAGTTTGGTATTCATGCTGCTGGTGTAATTATTTCAGACAAGCCTATTTATGAAACAATTCCTATGTGGAAGAATGGCAAGTCAGAACGTATTACTCAATTCGACATGCATGAGTGCGAGGAGTTAGGGTCCATTAAGTTTGACTTTTTGGTCATTAACAACCTAGACATTATTTCTGAAACCATTCGTTTGGTTAAGGAAAGAAAGGGTATTGAGTTTGGAAACATTTGGGATACTCCAGATGGTGACAAAAATGCATACTCTTTGTTTGCGCGCGGACTTCTTTGTGGCATCTTTCAGTTTGAAACAAGTGATGTTATCAAAGAGGCAGCTGTGCGTATGTTTCCTAGTCTAGTAGAGCAGCTGTCGGACCTGACAGCTCTTATTAGACCAGGACCATACAATGCAGGATTCTTGGACAGATATCTAAACGAAGACCCAGACTTTGGTATTCCTGAAAAGGTAAGAAAGCTTTGGGGCACTACACGAGGAGTTCTTGTCTATCAGGAACAGCTAATGGAAATGTTTGCTGTATTCTGTGGATGGGATCTACAAAAGTGTGATACTGTTCGCCGCGCTGTTGGTAAGAAAAAGGAAAAAGTGCTTAAGGCACTTTATCCTGAATTTGTAAATGACTTTACTAGTCATGGTGGCTTTAGTCAGATTCAAGCGGATTACATTTGGGAAGTAGTTCTCGGTTGTGCAGACTATCTCTTAACTAAGCTTGACTTTTCCTTTTAATCGTATTATCATTTTAACATAGCCTACAGTAAAGGATACTGTTAAAATGCGATACGCCACCACAGCAGAACAAAACCAAGACATTGTTAGACTTTATCAGGCTGGTCACACCGGCTCTGAACTGGCAAAAATGTTTGGGTTTAAAACTTCAAAATCAATTTACGACAGACTTAAAAAGGCTGGTATTAAGTTGCGCAGCAGCAAGGAAACAAAGCAGTTGCAAAAGACTTATAACCCTAGTTTTATGAATGTTGTAGATAGAGAATGGAAAGGATACTTTTTGGGTTTAATGTTAACCGATGGATGGGTTTCTAGCAGCAGTAATGCTGTAGCCTTAGATTTGGTTGACGAAGACGCTATTCAGTATCTTTCTATTATGATTGGAAAGGACTACAAAACGTACAAGCATGAAGGTGGCGCAAATAGCCACCGCATTGTAATGTGCGACAAAGTTCTTTTTGAATCTATGAATCATTTGGGTGTATGCGAGCATAAAACCTATAACTTTCAAAAGCCTAATCTTTCGCTAGAAGAAATGATTTATCTCAAGGACATTGTCCGAGGAATCATTGATGGCGATGGAACTTTTGCTTATGTCGGCGAAAACAGTATTTACTTGCGAATTACAAGCAAGACAGAAGATACTATTCGTTGGTACGAGTGGGCCTTAAAGGTTTTAGGTTTAACAAACCTAAGAGTCAAAGAGTACACAGCACAAGATAATTCTTTGCAGTGGAAGCTTGAAACAGGTTTGGCAGAAAACATTCAGATTCTAAAAGATTCGGTTTATCGTTCTGACTATGGTATGAAAAGAAAAAGAGCAAAGCTGTATAAGGAGCGTTGCTAGGTAACTAGCAAATGAAAACCCTATAAATTGCGGGAAACCCCTTAGAGACATAAATACCAAACCGACCGTGTAAGCGGTCGGCGGCTAGTCTAACTAACTAGGTATGGTAACAAGTTTATGTATTGGGCAATCCGCAGCCAAACCTCCTGGTAACAGGAGGGAGGTTCAGAGACTATAATTAGGGAATCCTCTTTAAAAGAGGATTATGGTATAGTCCAGACAGCAAGCCGAAAGGTGGCTAGGGAAACCTAGTGCTGTAGGTTAACAAGTCGCACAGTGTTGCTTACTCACTCATCACTTATATCTGTGCTTATCTTAAGGCTAACTATACTGAAGAGTTTTTCTGTGCGCTTATGACTATCCGTTCTGATGTAATGGATGCACAAAGCTGGGCAGAAAAGGCACCTCAATATATTATGGAAGCTCGTGAACTAGGAGTCGTAATTGAAGCTCCGTCTGTAAATGGTAGTGACATTGGATTTACCATTAAGGGCGACACTGTATTCTTTGGACTCAATGCTATTCGTAACGTTGGTACCGGCGCCGCTAATAAGATTATTAAGGCCCGAGGAAACGTTAGATTTTCAAGTATTGAAAACTTTATTGAGAGAGTTGATACATCAAAGATCAACACCAAAGTCTTTGACGCTTTGGCAAAAGCTGGTGCCTTTGACCTTATGGGTTATAAGAGATCAGAGCTAATCGAAAAGACTAAAAAGTTCTACGAAGTAAAGAAGAAGACTGCAGAAGCTGCAGAAAGACTTCGAGAAATTGAGCAAAGAAAAGCTACAGATGCACAAAAGATCGCGCTTGTAGAAGAGCGTGATAATTTGCGTAAGATTGATAAAACCTTTAACAAAAAACGAAACCCAGGCCCCCCGCTGTCTATCGAAGAACGATTCCGTCTAGATGAACTAGAAGAGATGAAGCTTCGTAAGCCAAGGCCGCTTAAACCAAAAACTATTCCCGATCCTGTAGAGATTGAGCGATTCAGAGAACTACCAGTTTCTGTTGATGAACTAATTGAACAGGCGCATTACATTGGATGCTTCCTTGGGGAGCATCCATGTCGAGTACTTTATCCAGGTGCAGAAAGCATTTCTGCTATCTCTCAAGGATTTGAGTGTCGTGTTGCTGGTCAGATCTCAGAAATGAGAATCGTAAAAACCAAGCGAACAGGTGCGGAAATGGCCATCATGAATATTAATGATGGCATTGATACATGTAAAGTTATTGTCTTTCCTCGTACATTTGATACATTAAGAGCCGTCGACCGTATTCCAAAATCAGGCGACATCGTTTGTATCAATGGCAAAACCCAAGTTGGACAAAGCGCTGCATTAGAAATCATCGCGAATAGTCTTGTTATCTATAGGAGTAAATAATGTCAAAGAAGTGGACTACCCATGAGGTACGTATTCTAGCCAATTGTATTAGCAAGGGCTGGAAGCCTAGTGTTGTTGAGAAGCATTTTCTTAACACATGGGGAATTAAGCGCTCAGCTTCTGCTATTCGCAAGAAGATTAAGCGTATGGCTAACTCATACGATGATGAGCCTGTTATCGAGCCGGCTATTGACCTAAGTGCTATCGACTACAAGGAGCGGTACGAAGAGTCACAGCGTGCGCTTGCAGCTATGCGCAATGAGGTTACTCATGTACCTCCTAGCGAGCAGACGCCTATGGACATTCTTGTTGTAGGTGATGCTCATGTTGAGCCAGACCAGGACCTCTCACGTTTTGAGATTCTTGGTAAGTTTGCTGTAGACCAGCGCCCATCAGTAATTGTTGTTATTGGTGACTGGTTTGGACTTACTTCACTTTGTGCATACAACAGTCGTCTAGAAGTAGAAGGTGCTCGTGTTGTTGAGGACATTAAGGCTGGTAACGATGCTATCGACATTCTCGAAGCAGAGCTAGCTAAGGACCCAACTTACAAGCCCCGTAAGATCTACATTATGGGTAATCACGATCATCGTATTGATCGTGTTGCCGAAGAAGATCCAAGGCTATTTGGTCTTGTCGGTACTCACTTGATGAACTGGAAGGAGAATGGATACGAGGTTTACCCGTTCCTAGCACCTTGCCGAATCAATGGGTTCCGTTTCCAGCATTACCTCTCTGCTCCTGGTGGTCGCCGTGCAATTGCAGGTGTATACCAGGGTCGTAAGCTTATGCAGGCTGTAAACTTTGAGGAGTCTGTTGTCGTTGGACATGGGCATGTTCTAGTTAACCGTGAGCTTGGACTTGCTTCTGGTAAGCGAATTCATGGCATTCAGGTTGGCAAGTTCTTCACTCATGAGGAAGAGTATGCAGGACCAGACAGCAACAATCGTTGGTGGACTGGCCTTGTTCTGTTGCGCGACTGTGTAGACAGTCAGTGTGACGTTGAGCCGTGGTCATGGCCACGACTCGTTCGCAACTATTCAAACTGAAAAGAGAGATAAATATGAGTAACCTACTAGGACCTAATGGTATGCCTGTTGCACCCTCAACGCGTCAGCTAACCGATCAGCAGATCGTTATGGCTCTTACGCAGCTTGAGAACATGACTAAGGGAATGATGCAGACTATCATTCAGCTTGGTCTTCACCATGAGTTCATTTACGATCGTCTAGCCCAGGCAACTGATGCCGAGGGTAAGCCGCTTGTAGAGATCGACATGACTGAGTTCCCTGCTTTTGCTGAGGAGCGTTACGCTCAGATGCAGGAGGAGCAGCAGCGTCTAATGAAGGAGCAGCAGACTCCTGAAGGTGTTGACTTTGCCGACTGATAGACCTTGGAGCTTTTTCGAAACCGTCCTAGACGTTAGTAGAAAGAAGCGCCCTGGTGACGCAAGGTTCCCTACTCTTTGGCCTTCTGAAGCTGGTGTAGAAATCACAGCAGCTGACAACCAAAAAGAGTCTTTGGGTGCTTGTCGTCGTAAAGTATTTTTTAGGTATCTCCAGGCTGTTGTAGCCTGGGATCCAGATAAGGGAAAAGGATGGGAAAATCTTTTAGCTTCTCTAAAAGAAAACTATAAAGACGTAGACGATTACATGCGCTTTATCTGGGCGCAGGGTCAGTTGTACGAGGATTACCTAGGAGAGCAGGCTAAGCTCGCGGGTCTTTATCGTTCTGATCAGGCTCCAGTTTACATTAGAAGCCACAACGTATCAGGCAAGAGAGACATTGAAGTCCTCAATCCTGAAACAGGTAAGCAAGTAATTCTAGAGATTAAGTCTGTCTATGGGTATGGAGGAACCTTTACATTAGGTACTGATTCCGCTAGAGCCAAAGGGCAACTAGGCAAGCCAAGAGATAGCAATCTAATGCAGATTGCTTTGTATCATTGGTGGGCTGCAAGCTGTGACGACAACTACGAAGAAAGCCGACTACTATACGGCGCTCGGGATAATGGTCGTTTTGCAGAGTACCAGGTCAAGACTGAACTCGATGAAGAGTCTGACCTAAATCGAATTTACTATCGTGGTGTTTTCCCTAACACCACAGCTTGGGTTGAAGCAGACTTTACTATTGAAGACATTCTAAGTAATTACGAGCATGTTCTAGATTGTGTTCAGGACAAAGTTGTTCCTGTTCGCGACTTTGACATGTCGTATTCAGAAGAGCAAATGCAAAGGCTCTATGACTTAGGCAAGCTCGGTAAGACTGACGCTACTAAGTATGAAAAGATTCAGCTTAGAAAAAAGTTTAACGAGTGGGTTCTAACTATTAAAGACCTTGATGACGATTCTCTTTTGGATCAGTTGAAAAACTGGTTTGCAGAACTTACACCTACTCTTCAGAAGTTGGCTAAGAAGGCCAAGCTTTCTGAAGACGAAGCAAAGACTGCTCTTAAGAAGGCTCGTGCTTTAAACAAAAAGAAAGAACTTAAGCCATTAGAAAAAGGAGACTTTGCGTGTAATTACTGCTCTTATCAGTGGCATTGCTACAAGAGAGATGGTACACCCAAGGACTCCATAGGCTACTCACAGTAATAAGGAAAAATAATGGACAGCTACTTTGTTGTTTCTCTTTACGTCGGCGATCGACTTATTAATAGATTTGGACCGTACCTAGACTTAGAGCAGGCAGCAGTTGTAGCTGACCGTTATGTACACGGTTGGACAAACCTTGTTACTTATGTTCTAGCAGTAGAAGAAGTGTACTACTACGACGGTAACGTCATAGTCCTAAATAAAAAGTACCAAGTTAAGGTGTAATAAATGTTTAATCTGAAGAAGATGTACTCAGCTGATGACATTCAGCTAGTACCCACTTATGGAAAGCTGCGCAGTCGAAAGGATGCAGAACTTAATCCTTTTATCTTTTGCTCACCAATGGATACTGTTGCAGGGTATGACCTTGTCAAGGCTCTATTGGAAGCAGGTGAATACGCGACTGTAGCAAGAAGGCTACCAAGAGAAGAGTACATTCGTATTCTCAAGGACTTTGCTGGAAACCCGCATTGTTTCTTTTCAATTGGTGTTGGCCAGTCGTCTATCAAGGAGTTTGTTGATCTACTCCTAGAGGCTGATGTAAAGGAACCTGTTTCAGTATGCGTTGATACAGCTCATGGGCACAGTGCTTACTGTGAAGGTACTATCAGGTATCTTCGTGCTCAAGAGTTTGTTGGACACATTATGTCTGGCAGCGTATGCACTCCTGAAGGTGCATACGATAGTTATACATGGGGCGCTAACTTTATCCGTGTGGGTATTGGCAACGGTTCTGCTTGCAGTACTCGTCTTATGACAGGTGTTGGTGTGCCGCAGTTTTCTGCTATTGTTATGGTAAGGGAGTTTCTCTTTAATCATGAACAGGTAGAGGATATGCCAGTCATTATTGCTGATGGTGGCATTCGAACTCCTGGTGATGTTTCTAAGTACCTCTGTGCTGGCGCAGATGCAGTCATGATGGGTAACGTACTTAGCAAGGCTCGTGAGGCCGCTGGATGGATTCCCAATGTAGATGGAGATCTTGTAAAGCGTTATCGTGGCCAGGCTAGTGCTTCTTATCAGAAGGACTTCCTTGGCAGGAAGCCTGACTGTGCTGAAGGTGTTACCTTCCCCGAAATGATGTGGGATGGAACAACTGCACTAGACATTGTCAAGAAGTATCGAGGCGGAGTCTCTAGTACTATTTCTTATCTTGGGCTAACCTCCATGAATGAAATGGTTCCAGAAAATGTAATCTTTATTGAGGTTACTCGCTCGGGTGTTGTCGAGGCGAGTCCTCATGGTCTTAAGCGATAAGGAAGGAAATGGCATACATTACTAATGCAGAAGAGCTAGTCGATAAACTAAAGGAAAAGTTACCAGAGTATTTGCAAATGATGCTTGGTAACGATACAGGAAACGTAAGTAAGAAGTTCCATTGTTTTGCTCATGAGGATTCAAATCCTAGTATGACTTACAACCCGCACAATGGACACACAAGTGTTATGTGCTGGAGTGGTTGTGGCTCTTTTGATATTTTCAGGGCATGCAACGTTTTAGAAGGTATGCCTGATAAGGGTCCAGAGTGGATTACTTCTACTCTGCCCCATCTAGCAGAAAAGTTAGGTCTAGAAATTCAGCTTGGAGAAGTATCTGAGCATGAAAGAAATAGAGCTAATCTGTTTAGACTCAATAGTGACATTTCAAACATTCTAAAAGCTACTACTCTTAACGATGAATACATCGAAAGTCGTGGCTGGAAGAGTGACCATGTTACTATTGGTTCTATTGATGCTTCTGAGTTGGAAGCCAAGCTTCAAGAGCTTGGCTATCCACTTAAGTTTATTAGAGAGTATGGAGTTATTGGTCATGGTGCATGGTCTTACTTTGGTGAAGACCGAGTCACCTTTGCCATTAACGACTACAGAGGACGCACTGTAGGCTTTGTAGCGCGTTACATTCCTTATGAGAAGGGTAGCGCAGTACCAAAGTATATCAACTCCTCAGAGAGCATTGTGTACCGCAAGAGAGAGATTCTACTTGGTTTAGACTCAGCTCTTAAGTACGCGAAGAAGGATGGTCTTTATCTTGTAGAAGGTCCTGGTGATGTTGCTTCTATGCACGCACAGGGGATTCATAATGTCGCCGCTGTATGTGGCGTCTCTTTTACAGGTGAGCATCTTGCTCTACTAAAGATGCTTGGGGTTACCAAGCTGTTCCTATGTCTTGACTGGGACGAAGCCGGACAGAAGGCATCGCTCAAGATCATGAAGGAAGAGCTAAGGTTCGCTCCTGGCGTTACATGCTTTGTTGTAAATCCTCCTGAGGAAGGATTTACTGGCGATCCTGGAGAGTACTTAGAAAATAGCGGACCTGAAAGTTTCCGTAATCTTAGTATGACACCAGGCTTTGAGTGGACTCTTAAGTTTGCTGGTGAAGACCAGCCAAGAGATCAAGTATGTGATGAGCTTGTGCCTTTGATTGCTTCAGAACATTCTGCTGTTCGTCGTGAGATCTTAATCAAGACCTTGTCAGACTTTACCGGCATTATGTTCCAGAGTATTGCTCAGGATGTAGAGTCTCTTCGAGATGGTAAGGCTGCAATTCGTCGTGAACGAATTGAAGCTGCTGTTCAAAAGTTTTCACGAGCAGGTGTATCTGATCCAGATAACGCATTGGCTCTAGTTGGCGCTTTTGAAAAGGACCTTGAAAGAATCGAAAGTGAGTTCAAGAGAAACGTTATTGGCGTAAGCTACCAAATGGATCGGTACGAAGCAGCATTGCAGCTTAAGGAATCTGTCAGTACAGATTCCAACATGGCTGAATTTGTATTCGGACACCACAGAGATTTTGGTAAGGCTATGAGCGGAGGCATGAATGCTACTCGTGGTGTATTGGGTTATATTGGTGGTCGCGCTAACTCTGGCAAGACCGCAACAGTAATCTCTTTAGCCACTGATGTTGCATTGCATGACAAGGACGCAATTGTCGTAACCCACTTTACCGATGACTCTTATACTCAGGTTGAGCCTAGGTTTATCGGTAATGTTGCAGCAATGATTAAGCAGCCTGGTGATCCAGATCTTGAAATTGGAATGGCAGCAAACCCTGTTGTTAACATTAAGAATGATGCTCAGTCAGAAGTTTATAATAGAGCTACAGAAGTTCTAAGAAATCTTTTGAAGAACGAACGTCTTATTGTTATTGACAGTGAGGATGGAGCAACGCTAACAGCACTAGAGCGAAATCTTCGCTATGTAAGGCAGCGTTACCCTGACAAGAAGTTGCTAGTTGTATGTGATAAGTGTATTGTCACCTTTCTAGGGGGACCTAGAATGAAAAAGCCTGTAAATTGCTGGAAACCCCTAAAGCCTCATAAGCTACAATACTCTTTAGCAAGGGTATGAATGCTGCGAAAGCAGAAACAATTATGAGGATTCTTCAAGTTCAAAAGACTTATGAAGTATCTAATGGGCAATCAGCAGCCAAGCCACTAATAGTGGAAGGTTCAGAGACTATAATCAGGTCGTCTAGAACAGACGAAGGTATAGTCCAGCTCTAGGGGAAACCTTAGAGAAGAACGCAAGCCTTATTGTACTTGCGTTCTAAATATACAGTAGCGTCATCATAAAGATACTTAATTAGTGCTTTATGACGATGTTCGGATCGATAAGAAAGGCAAATTCTAAAAATGTTTTTAGTGGGTCGCGGATTAGCACGGTGCTCAAAAGGCATTTGCTGTCCAGCCCAAAAAATAAACTCCTCTGTTCCTAGGATTACAAGAGCATTTGTTTTTGTAAAACAACCGTCTCCATCAATATAACCTCGCAAGAAATGTCGGGTTAAATGATTAGGAACTTGTTGTTCAGTTGGAGGTTTGATTTGAAATGTTTTGCGAGGACCGCAACCCAAATTGATAAGGTCTTTTACCATTTGAGGACTTGGGATTCTTAATTGGCAAACTGGATTTTTGTAGTTGTAATGTCCAACATTGTATTCGCTTTCCAAAGTCTTATTAAAGACCTCAAGATGGGCAGAATCTTTTTCAGATAAACAAATTTGCAAACTTGGTTGCTTAGAATCACTAACGTTACCATCTGCATACAAAAAGCCAAGCCAATAAGCCTTGGCTTCTGAATCAATGCAAGAAAAGAAATCATGATTGCAACTCAATCGAGCAGCATCAAGAGATTCTTGATAAGTCCTTTTTAAACCTTTCTTATTCATAATTCGAGTTATAACTGTATGCGAAACTCCAAAAAGTTTGCCGATCTTATTTGCGCTTTTTCCAGAGAGATACAAATCAGTAATTTTATTGATTTGATCTTCTGTAAATGCTACTTTCTTAGCCATGTATATGCTCCTAACTTAATGGTTAGAGCATACAGAGCAAAAGAATTATCGTCAAGCTTTTTGAGTTTATTACTGAATACACACAATTACCATGACTATCCTGAGCTAGATCAGACTAGCAGGATGAGAATGATTAGTACGCAACAAAAAACTTTGACTTCAAAGTACCACTGTCACATTATGGCTACCGCAGAGTATCGCAAGACGCCTCTTGGTGACGGCAAGAAGATGAAGCTTCCAGTCAACGATGATCTTGCTGATGCTCGTGCTTTAATCTATCGACCAAACTATATTGTTCATGTCTACAATGACTTGCACGATCGTGGTTCAGATTCTGAAATCTTTTGGGTTGATAAGGCAGAGCCAAATAAGCGTCAGCCACGTCTTATGTTGATCTTTGCAAAGAACAAGATTACAAGCTTTAAGAGTCCAGAAGACAAGCTAATGTTTGACCTAAACAAAAATACAGTTACCCTATCTAGTACAGATATTGAATCTGCAAGAGGGGAAAGCATTAGCTTTGCAGCGCAAAAAGAAAGTGGTAACGTTATTGTCGATGGTGACAATATTGTATACCGTGGAACAGAGTGGTCAGAAGAATAACCGAGGTCCTAATTGAATTTTAAAGAGCAGATTCTAAAGCTCGCTTTGCAAAAACAAAACAAGCGAGAGCAGTTGGAAAAGCATAAAAAGAAATCAACTAGGACAAATTAAAAGGAAGCTATATGTCAAAGCAAGAAGAAACTATTGAGCTAGAAGATGTTATCGTTTGGGACGAAGACACTTGGATTAGCACGTTAGACCCTATCATTTATACTGGTAGCAATGGTACAATTGTTAACTATGGAAACGGAATGCACATTGGTCGCTTTGAAGGCGACCTAAGTTCAGGCCACTTGGACGTAACTTCTTACGTAAAGGTGGTTCCGCTTTCAGGTTCTATTGATGTAGTAGCCTCATTGCCAAAGATGCCTGACACAAAAGAAGAGCTTCGCCTAGAACCTTCAGAGTGCTGGATGCTTTCTCCTGGTATTGAGTTTGTTATGTCTTTTGAGAACGAAACAGATGTTCTTATTCAAGTACTAGACAGTCTGGAGTAAAAATGGCACCCAAAAACCCAAGACAGCTAAAGGGAATCTATGTAAAGGATCGCAAGACGTTCTTCTACCTAGAGACCGGCGGAAAGCCTTGTCGTAGCCCGCTAGATAAACTTCGTTCAGTATTGATGCAACGAGGTATTCTAGAGTATGACATGCAGGATGAGCGGCTTACTATTTACAATCAGCCATACAACATTATTAGCTATGCTGACGCTGAAGAAAAGCAGTACGATGTTGAGGTTATCTACCTTAACCAACACGTAAAGAAGCTTATGACCGAGCAGAAGGTTGAGGAATCAGTCCAAAGCCCGTGGCGTAACTAATGTTTAAGCAGCGCACTTGGGTCGAGTATGCCATTCTGGTCCTAGTAATTATCCTAGGGTTTGGCGCAGGTGCGTTATTCCAAGACCTTACATCTACTACAGATGAACAGTTTTTTATTGATAACTGGAAGCTGTCACAGCATGAACACCTTTTAGTCGAAGCCAATAAAAAGGCGCGCGACCTAGAAGGTGCTCTTAAGAAAGCCAAGGGCGATAAGTCAGATCTTCTGGATCAGATTGTTCTTCTTAAACGAGAGAACAATAGACTCGCTGTACTATTGACTACAACTACCACCGTCTCCTCTGGGGGAGACGGAGGCACTCTTACGGTTACCAGTCCGGTAGACTGCGAGAGTCCCGAGCCTTATGAACATCTCTACAAGTACGAAAATGGACTTGTTGTTGGTGATTATAAGTTCGATGGTAAGCAACATGCTCATGCTCTATACGATTTAAAAGTTAAGAGCAGTGTTGTAGTGGGCGACAAAGACACTTCCGTTATCATCAAAATGGCTACGGCTTACGACGAAAATACCTGGTTAGAACTTCCAGTAGAAGCAGACGTTGTGGTTATTAATGACCACGACCTAATTGCTCCTGAGATATCTTTAGGTGCAGCTGTAATGGTACCTGTATTCGACGTTCAGCCTAGCCTCACTGTTTCCTGGTTGCATCCAACTAAGAGTACAGATGCTCTCAGCCCAAAATTTGGCGGGACAGCTAACTCTTATCATGCAGGTGTAGATGTATTGTCTTATCGTATAAGTGATCACCTTCCTGTAGTAACTGATTTGTGGTTATCAGCTGGTGCTGTTTACACACAGAACGGTGCTATGGGTACGATTACTTTAGGTTCAAAATTCTAGGAGGGAACATGGGTTTCCGTACATTTGATTTCAAGTGTAACAATAACGAGTGTGAGTTCTACAATGTAAAGGAAGAGCGTTTCATTCGTTATGTCGAGCTAGCTGAGCTTGACCTTAAGTGCGACGAGCAAACTTGTGAGGGATGCGACAGCAAGATGCAGAAGTGCATTAGCGCGCCTCCTACACATCTTAGCTGGAGCCTTTGGCGGGCCGGAATTGGATGATTCCTAAGACTGCTGGTACAGTACTTTCCGAAAGTCAAGTAAGGGCTTTTCAGAAATGCAATCAGCTCTATGCTTTTGGTGGAGATGTTAAGTACAACCTTAACGCCTCTATCTTTAAAAGCACTATTGAGATGATGATTGTTGATGCGCTAAAAAAGCCTATCAATAATCCAAAGTTGTCTTTTCCTAAGTACCTTCAAAGGTCTATGGTAAAGCACAAAGTGCACGAAGATCTATTGTTCGGTCAGATACAAGACATGATGTCTACAATGTCTTACCGACTTACAGACTTTTGGGATGTGTTCAAAGCCGATAACTTTATTCCAGTTATCGGTCCACGGCATTTTAGAACTATTGTATCTAAGACTCCAATTGATGTTTATGTGTCTTGTGTATTCATGCAAAAGCAAAACAAGACTTTAAACATTCTAGACTTTACGCCGCACTCTTCAGAGCATGCTCAAGTTAATGATGTAATGCTATACATTAAGATGAAAGCTATTGAAGCTTTTCAGCGTAAAGACAAAAGAATCACTCCAGTTAAGATTCATTCAGTTGGACTAACTGAGGGTGATGTCTTTTTGTATCGAAGTTTTACGTACAAAAATTTGCAACAAGAACTTCTAGAAAGAACTACTAAGCTAGTAAAGGGTATAGAGATTGGTATGGATATGCCTTCCCTGCCTTGTAAGTTTTATAGTTGTCCTTATAGAAGTATGTGCAACCCGGAGGTATAAATGGCAAAGCTAAGCTTTGCAATGCTCAACGATATTCGCCAACCTATGCAGTTCGGTACACTTCGAATTGCTGGCGGGCCGTTTGAGCATATGGCTAGCGTTAAAAGAAACTTTAATCGTGGCTCTAAAGAGTACTGCTGTTTCCGAGACCTATCTAGTGGTCATGTTTATCTTGAGGAAGTTGACCTGCATGACGGGCAGCTATTCAAAAAGATTGAAGACGACAAAGAATGGGCCGATCTTTATCGGTATCTTCAGGAATACGGTGTATTCGAAGCATACGGAATGCAAAAGCGATCAGTATGAGTCGAGTAAACTGGAAAACGCAGTTTGACTTTATTGAGGCAAACTCAAAGTTTCACAACAAGGTTAGGGATATCCTTAGAAGGGATATCCCTTTCCGTTTTATGAACTGCTTTCAGGAGATTCCAGTACACGAGCTATGTCCTGAGTATCATTCAAGAGCCCATCGTTATGATTGGTTTATTGAAGATACAGGTCATGTTATCGAGCTTCATGGCGAACAACATTACAAGTTCACCAATAGAGGTAACATTGGCTATGAGGAAGCGCATAGAGCTTTTAAAAAAGGTCAAGCAAGAGATAGGCAGAAAAAAATAGCTGCCGTTCAAGCTGGTTTCGAGTATGTTGAAATATCGTATAAGTTTGCAAACAAGCTTAACGCTAAGCTCCTGAAACAACTAATATTTGGTTAAACATGTCAGACGATGCAGTTGCCGAAGAAGAATTGCTAACCTCTCTTGAAGAGGTTAGTGCTCCTATGCCTATTGAGGTATGGGGGCCAGATACTATTGCTTACTATGGTCCAACTACCAGAAGCATTTTGCTAACTGGTGAAGTAGACTCTGACTTGGCAAACGCTATCTGTTCACAGCTAAAGCATTTGTCTGCTTTAGACTCTGAAGACATTATCACTTTGGTTATCAATACGCCTGGAGGAGATGTCGTACAAGCAATGGCTATTTACGACACTATCCGTTCTATTGAGAATCCAGTTGTAACAATAGTTCAGGGGATGGCAGCTTCTGCCGGACTCTTACTATTGCAAGCAGGTGATTTTAGAGTAGCAATGCCGAACTCTAAGATTTTTTATCATCAGCCAATTTCTGAAACCGCAGTAACCTCAGCTCATTCTATCGATGAGTTTCATGATGAATACATGTGGGCAAAGGATATGATTGATGGTATTATTAGAACGCGAGGTCGCATTACTAAGAAGAACTGGGTCAAGTACTTTGAGAAAAAGCCCGAGTCCTCTTGGTTTACAGCAGACCTTGCTGAAGAAATTAGGCTTGTTGACAAAGTCATTGACTATGCAGTCAAGCCTAAGATTAAGTTTGAGTAGGAGTACAAATGGCTGGTAGAGGTGCGGGTGCCCGAAGAAAGGGACACCAGTTCGAAAGAGACATCGCTAATTATCTTACAGACAGTACAGGCTTTACGTGGAAGCGTGGGCTTGGACAGTCACGAGGTGGTGGTGGCGAGTGCGCCGATGTCGAACTCGAAGATTCAGATTACTCAGAAAAGGCTGCTGCAATTCACTTTGAATTAAAGCGGCACAAGCGGTGCAATATTAAGGGAGCCCTTAGGCAAGCCCTTGACGACAAGCGTGAGTCAGACTTTCCTGTTATCATAACCAAGGACGACAGAGAACCTGTTCTCGTCACCATGCTTATGGAAGATTGGATTGATTTCTTAAACGCTTATCTTAGAGACACCTCTACGGAAGAGTAATGTATTTTCGCAGTGACTATACCAATGCCCAAATCATTAAGATAGATTGTGAATACGATCTATTCTATGATGAATGGCGTAAGTCATTGCGCAATCAAAACCTTGATTTTCTTTATCAAGTGCTAAGACCTTATATCCGCAACTGGGCAGAAATGCTAACCAGTGGCGACTCTAATAGAAACAGCTCTTTTTATTACCTATGTTATGCACTTAGCCAAAAGGAAGTAGATCCTGCTGCTAAGATAGAACTGTGGGTAAACAAAGCAAAGATGCAGGCTAGCCTAGTAGAAGAACTAGAGCTTATACTCATTAGCGCACTAAGGGCTCCTAAGTTTCTTGTTAGCACTATTGATGGACGCCGAGGAGCGTCCATCTTTGATAAGTATTTTACTTATTACCTAATCAATGATATGCTTAAAACAAATAAAGAAGTTACTATAGGAAACAACGAGGTTAAACTTCTTTTAGCAGAAGATTGTTTTGCTGAGTCTGACTTTCAATTGTCTTTAGACATGATGGGTCTTTCACAGTGGGACAAGCATATTATTAATCTTGTAGTAAGTGAATACTCAGACAATCAAATTTCAAACCTATTTCATAAGCAAGTTCGCTTAATAGCGAAGGAGAAAAAAGAACTATGGCAAAGACTAAAGAAGATGTAATTCGTGAAGGCAGTGTCACGAATCAGCAGTCACTAGTAAAGAAGCTACTACCGTCTGCAACAAAGACAGTGCGTTTTGACATTCCTGGTGGCAAGTACATGCTAGAGGAAATTGATCAAAGCACAATGGAAAGAACGGTATGGAACTGGCTAAAGTTCTGTCGTCACTTTGATGAGGCTACTCTATCCCTTACGAATGACGTAGAGTCACTTAAGACTCGCACAATTCGTCTAGTAGAGTTTGATCAGACTCGTAACGGTCAGCCCATTTGGGAAATGCACAAGGATCAGAAGCGATACTTGTCACGCCTTATTGCTGACGTTATCAACGAGCGCAAGTTTGTTGCAATTCGTGCAACTCGTGAAGCTCTATATCTTATCGAGGAAGAGGGTGATACCTTCGGCCCAGACTCTGACTCATGGGCTCCCTACTGGGAGTTCCGTCCACAGAAGCTAAGTCGTGGCGAATACTCAGCCTACTGATAAGAAAAAGAAAAAGGAGGTTGTAGACATTTACAATCCTCCTCTTTCCGATAAGCAAAAGCTTATTCAGGATGCCTTAGCAAACAATGAAGAAGCTAAGGTTCCTGGTATGCTAGATTGCGAGTTAGCAAACGATCCGCTAACTTGGTGACTTAGGGGAGGCCCTTTCGGGGGCCTCCTCTTTTGTTTAAAGAAGAGGTTCGCTTTCAATAGATGAAACCCTAGACTCTAGGGCAGTAGTCTTTGTGCGAAGATCTACTAGGTCTGTTTGAAGAAGCGTCACAAGCTCTGAAAGCTGGGTTAGTGAAGCCTTGCGATCTAGTGCAACGATGATATCGTTTGCAACATGCTCTAGCTTGGTAAGCCTAGAAAGAATTGTGTTGTACTGGTCGTCTGAAACTGCCATGTTATTGTGCCTCTAAGAAAATCTTTAATGTCTCTGCTAAAGCCATAACCATAGCGCCGCCACCAGCACCATAACCAAGCTTTTGAGCAATAGAGATACGAGTGTCAACAAGAGAGTTTTGGATGTCCTTTTGGTTATCCTTAAGCTCTTTAATGTCTGACCTGATTTGATCTTGTTCGACTCGAACAGATTCATGCTGCGTCTCAACACGAACTTGTCTTTCAGAAAGATTGTCGAACTTGTCGTTAAGAGTATCAATACTTTCTCGAACTCTTTGAAGTTCAAGAAGTACGTGTTTGCTCCAAACGCTCCAATCATTATCAGATGACATAACGACCTCGTCCAAGTTAAAGGCTCGACAAGCTTAACACAGCCTATCTGTAAAAGTTAATAGTGCAAGTGGTAAAGCAGATTGCATCTGCATAAGTGTCTGAGCCACTAGTGCCAAAGCGATTGAGCCTTAGGTGCAAGGTTCCATCAGAAGAAGATAGAAGAACCTCTTCGTCAAAGTCAATAATTGCATACTTGGTAGGATCAACGTGAGCATTGTAAGTTTTAATACTTCCGCTTTTCCAGTTAGCGGTAATATCGTCTCCATCATTAACTACCTGATGGTCTGATCCAGTTGAGTTTGCAGATGTATAAAACCCAAACATAAATGCTGAACCAGCAGCAGCAGTTCCTCCAACTGGGTCTAGTAAAAACGTAGCCTTAAACTGAAGCCTTGACGGATAGTTTCCATCTTCGTCTTTTGGCATATTAATAGTCTTGTAGATGTATGAGTTTGCATTTTGAGCAAACTCATAAGTGTTCCAAATCATGTAATCGCTAACACCAGCACCCACATGCCTGTAGCCTCTTGTCGGTGAAATGCTTGTCGTGCCCCCTACAGCTCCAGTATGCAAATCAATCCAATCATGGGCACCGAGATTCATAGAAGCAACAAGTGGTTCTCTAACGATTCCATCACGAGTAATTTGTGCTACGTCCCCATTGCTATTAGTGCTAAACAACTCATCGTGCGCGCCACCAGTAGCGCTTGCCTTAGAGTGATTGCTAACTCCATCGGTTGGTGCGGCCGGGGAAGATGCGCTAACACCCATCGTATGAGACGTGTTGTTCTCTTGCTCAAACCCAGTGTTGCTAAAGGTGTACTTTAGTGCTCCAGTGTTATCCTTCATTGCAAGGTACTGGTTAATTGCAGAACTAGGATCATCTAGGATTTCAATTGGACCCCTTGCATTGTCTAGTTCAATATTTCCAGCAGTAGCGCCAGCAACAGCATCATAGATGCCCTGCAAAGAGTGTGTGCCTACGTGAGTAGCAAGCTCTGCGTCAATGCCTGCTAGGTGAGCAGTAAGCTCTTGAGCACTGGTAACCTCAGAAGGAGTTACAGTTGGCGTATAAGCAGCCGGTGAGTAATCAATGTCTAGCTTGTCACCATCGATTTCATCGGCGCCACCTCTAATGTGGCGCGCTCCGTGACCACCAAGTGCATTGTCTAGATCAAACAGTGAACGCTCTAGGCTGCGACCATCAGTAAGAAGGTTAAGGGATCCGTAAGCGCTGTAAGTAGGTGAGCTATCAGTTGCACTGCTCATGCCTACAAAAGTTCTAATAGCAGTAAGGTGCGTAGAAAGGTCAGTGATAACTGACTGAGCTAGAGTTGTATCTAGTGTAATTGCTGAAAGAAGAACACTAAGGCTTAGAGCTGGGTAAGCTGAAGTGTATGAGCCTGCGCCAATATTAACGTAACCAGTAAAGTTTGCCCCTAGTGCATCAATAACCTGTGAGACAGCATAGGTGTTGTTAGCTGCGCCATCACCATCGAGGGTATATGCTGGACCAAAAGTATCTAGCTTAAGCTGGTCAATGTCATTGTCGTTAGCAGTAATAAGTGCTCGAACTGCAGTGTCATCGTAAACAGTAGCAGTTGAAAGATTCTCAACTGCATTCTCTAGTTCAGAAATTTCAGTAAGGAGAGCATCAAAGCTCTCCTTTACAGTTTTTGCACGCGAGTTACCTGAGTCGTAGTAAACAGAACCACTACCAGAAGTTGCATTGACATCACTGAAAATTACATTGCCTGAAAGGCCAAAGTCTAATGCATTAAGACTAACAGTAGATGAAAGAGCACTGATAAGAGGTTTGTATACAGTGTTGATCTGGTAGATAACGTTTGCTAGATCCGCACGAACATTAGAAGTGAAAGCACGACGTGAGCGCTGTGAGCTAAGGTCTGCGGTATTAGTACCTGTGCGCTGAACCAGAGCTGCAATTTCATCAGAAAGAAGTGGCATCGTTCACCCTAAATGCACTGAATCTTGAAGTCTTCAATGTACGGAGTTAGATTTGGATTTGAACTAGAAAGAGTTGCTTTTACATATAGTGTATTAGTCGCTGAGGATTGCACTGTCCAGTCGTAAGAGTACCTTTCTTCTGGCCAAGTAGAATCTGCCTTGTTAACCTTTACCTTAATGTAACCAACGCCTGTAAAATCCTCTACAGTAAAGCTATTGTAGTACAGATCATCTGTTACCTCAAGGCTAGAGAACACCTCTGGGGAAACATACTCTAGCAACGAGCCAAAGTTTTCGCCTGCACCATTGTAAAGCTGCTCGCCAGTGAACGTACCAGGATATGTGTATCCACTAATTAGATAGCGCTGATTGTAAGGATAAAGAGGATCTGCAGCCTTTAGTGCTTCTACGGTTAGGATTGCACTGTCAATCTCTTCCCAAGCGTTATCAGGACATAGTACAGTACTGTAACCATGTAGGAAGGTTACCTCATTGCTTTTAGCCTGTCCGTTTACAATAATTGGATATGGCCCAAAGTTAATAGTCTTGCCCTCAAGCGCATCAATGTAAACAACCGTTTTGTAGTATCCCGTACTAGGGTCAAAGGACCAGCTGCTTGGTGCGCCCAGGGTCTCTTCTGTACGATCAGAACGGTAAATGTTACGCTTCATAACAATAGATGTCAAAGGAACCTTTGCAAGATAAGCCTCTGTAATGTACACGTTTAAGGTTGCTTCGTTGTTCCAGTCAACGACCTCTTCGGGGAGGTCGTCTGACGATGTAATTGAACCAGCATTCAAAGTTGCATCTTGGAAGGCTTGAGAAAGACTTGCTGAAGAATCACCAAATGTAATAAAGTTTAGACCGTCATTAGAAGTGTTAACTGAAGTCCAGTTAGTGCCATCTTGTGACAGGTAAAAGCTAATAGATGTATCATCTGGCTCATAGATACAAGTCTCACACTTAGCCTTTGTGTAGTAGATAGGATTGTCTTCAGGATCTGTGACCTGGTAAGGACCCATTACAATCTGCGAGAACCCATCGGAACGGTACTGATCCTCATAAAGACTAAGTGAATCTAAAGCAAAGATGTACTGATGATTTCCATTACTGCGATTCTTTGTATCCGCTGCATCCTTGCTAAGAATTAGTTGGATTCGTTTTACGTTTTCCTTAGATACCTGAAAAACAGTTTCAGACTGGTTGATGACTTTTTCTACAGGCTCAATCTCTGTAAACGTTTCGTTATCTACAGAGTAAAAGACAGTACCCCTAAGTGACTTGTTTACAGCTAGCGGGCGACCAGAAAGCTTTAGCTCAGAAATATACTTAGGCTCATCAAGTTCAATGTTTAATACCAGGTTGACTCGACCTTGCTTATAGGTTGTTTCAACAACATACTCCCAGAAGGTACCGTCATTAGACTTAAGCGTTGAAATAGAACTAGAAGCAATAGAAGAGATAACACCTTTGTTAGACTGGGCAAAGCTACTAAGCTTTACAGAGTCTAGATTAATAGGTGTGTAACCTTTTCTGTTAAGGGTAACATAGCCGCCTTCAATGGCGGCTGTTGTCTGTGCATAGTCGACTTTGTCAAAGCTATCAAACGTTTCCTCAACAGCGTTTACAAAGTTAGATGCACCAGTGTTTGCAAGCAAAAGGCTATCAAGTCTACGCTCTAGCTTAGTAAGAGTCTTAGAACTGTCATTAGAACTTGATACAAAACCTCGGAATGCCATCTCTAACTGCCGAGATAATGTATCAAGCCGATGGTTTACAGTGCTAACATCATCAATTAAAGCATTTCTGTTTGCATTCTCTACGTCAGCAGAAGAAGCTGAGGAGAAACCTGGAGCTTGTAGCTCGTAACCAGAAAGGCCAACAGTGTCAACTGTGCTGTACTTCTCGTACTCTGTCTTTAAAAGGTCTTGTAGTTCTACCTTTGTAGGAGAACGTCTGTTAGCTTTTACAAAGCTTTGCACCAGACGACGCTTAATAGTATTTTTGTAAGCCTTAGAAATAGCCATTAGAACATCCTGAAAGCTAGTACTGAAACGAGTGGGCTGAAGAACTTCTTCATCTGCTTTGTCTTGGAGACCTCTGGGGTCTCCTCCCATACAATCTTAATCAAGTTGTTTACGCTGTGAAGTCTTTCTGTTCTAATTGATACAGAGTTTGTCTGCCTGCTGTACTTGTAAGTAGGCATTTCTTTAGCAATGTCATAAGAGATTGCGTAGTTAGCAGTCTTGTACTTCACTGTTGCGTTATTGTTTAGACTTGAGTTAGCATGAATATGCCCTTGATGGTAATCAATACTATACTTGTTTGAAGGATCAAAAGAAGGGTTTCTGTAGGAATAACTAATGTTAATGCCACCAGGAAGAGTGTTGCCTGTTCCAATGTAAACAGTCACGACACCTAGATCAGAAACATGATACTTGCCCGTACTGTTTACTGCACCAGCAGTAGTCTGAACTGTGGCAAAAACAATCTTGTTGCTAAAATCAATTCCACCTTCAACATATGCGGCTGCTCCAGCTGCAAGGTTGAAAGTAACGTTGTTGGAACCAGCTACAGTCTGACTTGTTGTTTCATTTTCTACAGGAATAAGACCTAGGAATTCTGAAGTTCCATCTTTGAACTCAACTTCTTCAGGAGTAACAGTGCCCGCTAGGAGGTCACTAGATACCCTTACAGAGTTCTTTACGATATTCCCATAAGACAGGGTCTGTGAACGTGGAGAAAGCGCAAACGGGTTGCTACGACGCGCATAGAGCCCTGTTCCTGGGTTGATCACCTTTTCGTTTGGAGATCCACCTGAAGTAATGGTATCGGTATGAGTCTTAGCTTGGAAAGCATTTGGGTTAATGCGAATGCCACCTGGCTTAATTCCATCGAACCAAATGCTGTATGCTTCTTTGCTTAGCTTGATAGGCGTGCTGTGCTGGAACATAGCACTTGCTACAGTGCTATCAAGTTGCGCACCTAGCTGCACAATGCCATTAACATAGTCAACGTAATAGTCAGTCTTCAAAGACAAATCGGCTTTAGCTGTTCTTTCAGTAAATACTACATTAGGAGCAGTGATTTCAAAGCTATCACTGTTGATGTACTGATGGCCCAAGTAAATGATTGACTTGTCACGAGGCAAAAGAACTGTTGCTCGTCCAGCCTTCTTAGCTAAAGAGTAAATATCAATGTTGTCTTTGTCAGGGTCAAAAAGCATTTGCATTGTGTGGTAGTAACCATCAGACTGCTGCTCAAAGGTCATCTCTTCAGGATTGATAACCAGTGTTACCTCTGCACCAGTAGTAGAGCTGTTTACCTTTACCTCTCTGAAGTCATCAGTAAATCCCCATTGGCCAGTAGTAAGGCTATCAGAGTCAGAGTTGTAAGCAAATACAGCTTTGTTTACATATAGGTTCAAGTCTTCAGGCTCTACATTCTGCGCGATAGGATTGAATGGAAGCTCAAAGACTGTAGAAGTGCTAGTGATATCACCAAGCCTAATGGTATTGAAACGATCGCCACGACGACCAAGCTTAGGCTGCATGACAAAGACTTCATCATTACGAGGCTGGTTAGACAATGGAATTGTAGCAGGTGATTGAAAACGACTTACAGTTCTTAGAACTGTATCAATAGACTTTACAGTTGTTTTGCTTTCTACAAAATCAACAGCATTGTCAAGAGCAATGTCGTCTCGCCTTAAAGCGAGTCGCCATAGTACGCTAGTTTCAGTTCCATCAATTAAGAAATCTGAACCAAGGCCATCATCGATGTTATCGTTGTTAGCCCATGTCTCTCCATTGTCAAAAGACAGTTCCAAGTGAGCATCAAAAAGATTTGGGCTGGGTGGCCAAACATCTGCAAAAGGTACACCAGCATATAGACCTGAGGGAATGTTTTCTAGAAGAGAACCAAGACCACCTTCTACAGAGAACTCATGACGCTTAATTTCTACTGACTTAATTGCAATTGCAAATCGATCTACGTCAATTTCCCTATCGTCACTTGTAAGAACAGGAATGGCATACTTGTTTCGCTGGCTAAGCTTAAAGGTAATCGTTTTAGCAGTAGTAGGAACAAATGTAGCTGACCACTGGTTTGAAGTAGAGTTTGCCTTTACGGTGAAGAAGTCTTTGTTAAATCCGCCGGAAACTAAAGACTTGATGGAAACAGAACTTTCGTCAGAAAAGATAATGTCATCAATTTCAAAACCATAAGACTCACCAATGTTAAGAGCCTCAAGTGAAACATGGTTTACGATTTCTGACTTAGGGAGTTCTAGAACGTAAGTAAGCTTGCAAGGTCCACGGTGCAAGCGCTCGTACTCAAACCAGTTATTACTGTCTCCGTTAATTCCAAATACAGGATTGATGTTATTGAACGTAATCTCAGTATCAGAGTTACCGGGCTGGCCATTAGAGCCAGCCCCTACATAAGCATTAGCAATGTTAATAGTTTCTGTACGCTTAATAGGAAGGGTTACAACACCCTGGTCCGTGTCAACATTGCACTCTTCAAGTGAAACGTAAGTATTGTCTACACCATCAAGATTGAAAAATCGATCTCCAAAAACATACTTAGCGTTATCCGTACCCCATAGGTCTAGTACAGCTTGCTTTTGCTTTACGCGCTTAAGCTTTCCAGATAGTTCAAGTAACGCAATGTTCTGACTGTTAAAATGCTTTAGGAAAAGCTCAGCAAGCTTTTGCATTTTTGCATTACAAACACGAACCATAAAAGTGTATTCGTCATACACTTCTCCTAGCTCACGGGCAGAAGGCTTTTGCCCAGGCTGGACTTCTGGCAAATCAAATGTGAAGTCTAGTAGCTCGTTGATCTTTGCAATAGCAAGAGACTCAATGTATAGACGCTCTTCTAGAGTAGAAGAGGAGCGCCAGCTAAAGATATAACTCTCTACTGTGCGAAGAACTGCTTGCACTTCTGGCAACCAGCTCTGATCAATTACACCATTAAGACTCATAGCCTCTTACCTTTTTATCTGGTTCAAACTCTCTGATCTTCAGATTGTAGCTTCTTAGAACCGGTGTTGTGTAACGGTTATCGTTGTCACTTCTAATGATAATAACAGAAGTTAAACTGCCAACGTGGTCTTTGTAGACTTTGTCAAAAACAATTCTACCGTTACGTAGCTTAATGGTTTTGTCTGAAGAAAGCGCTTGGTTTCTTTGGACATTATAATCTACCCAGTACTGGGAGTTGTAGTCTGGATCAATTAGCTTGACCCTACAGTTTCCAGCAAGAGCATCACGCTTTGCACTAGTTGCAGCAGTACCAGCAGGAAGCTCTGTTAGCCATGTAGCGCCCCCATCAATAGATAGGTGATACTCTGTTCCAAGAGTAAGCAAGGTCTGATGCTTGTACACGCTAAGAGGAGTGCTGACAGCACTCTGCTTGTAGAAGTAGATGAAAGGCAAGTTTGACTTAGTTAAAGTTGAGTCAGGTACAGCTGCTTGGTCTTTAATCTTAATAGTAAACTGATTCGTTGTCGTTACTACATAAGATGTTGCAATACCATTGAACCCAGTCTCTGCTCCGCCGAATACACAAAGGTCGCCCAGAACAGTTGAAGCAGGGTCAACAGGTGTAAGCCCATGGCCTGCATCTACTACACAAGTCCACTCACCTGTTACAGCATTGTAAGTAGCTGTATCAATACGAGTCTTTGTTGCGCCATGCAAGAAATCAGGGAAAAGCTTTAAGCGAGACTCGTCACCAAAAACAGGCAACCACTCTCTTGTTGACAATTCACCATCTACAACTGGAATAAGCTCTCGAATAGACTTTCCGTTGTCTCTATTCTTTAGATTTACTCCAATGTACTTCTCTACGAATGCAGTCCCTGGGGTGGGACTGCCTCCGTCCTCTCCTCCGGTTGCGTCTGTAACGCCATATAATCTGTTCTCACTAGTTACCGAAACAGTATCAGTCTTGTCCTTAAGCGCGACTCCAATAGGTCCGTTTACAGGAACTGGCTTTGACTTGAAAAAGCCTAAGTTGTTGTAAGTCCTAAGACCAAACTTAACTCTTTCAAAGGAGAAGTCAAAAACTGTACCCTGTACGGTTTCACGCTTTTCATCAAGCAACTGACTAAACCCAGAGTTAGACAATACATCGTTAATGCGAGCTACTCGTGGATCACCAAAGGTGTAACTAGTGCTTGTGACAGGTGCATTCTGAACAAACTTAACCTTTACGAACCTAGTCCTAACTGGCTCAAACAATACCTTCTTTACTCGCTTACCTGTAATATCAATAGTTGAAAGTGTCTTTTCTTCCCCATTCTCTGTTACATACTTAATACTTTCGATTTCTACAGGAGAGCTGCCTACAGGCTTTACCATCATCTGGTTTACAAGCTGTAGTGATGAAAGCTCAAACATAAGCGTGCACGTTGCAGCACGCTTAACGTAAAGCTTAGAGGTATCGTCATACTCACGATGAATTACAACATGTCTAAAGATGCGCTTAGGCATAAGGATGTTGTTTGGATTGTTAGAAGCAATTGGTTTTGATGAGTCTCCAAAGTCTGTTTCTTCAGAAACAAGCATTGCAGATTTAACAGGTACAGCAATAGTTTCCATGACAGGAAGAGTTGCACCTACGTTACGAATAACATCTGCTTCGTTTTCAGGAACAAAATTAAGACCAGTCTTGTAGTCTAGGTTCCAGTGTTCATTAGTATAGGGAGCACGTCCGTCTCTGGGACGTGCAAACTCGTTGTGGTGTACTTCAGAGTAACCAGCAAACGTTTTAATCTCTTCCTCACGGATATCAGATTTGATTACCTCAATCTCTCGCTGCATATCGTCTAGCATAGAAAGATTAGATTCTGAAAGCTGATCAATTTCGTTCTGAATGTAATTTGCTTGGCTCGCCAAAGAGCCAATAAAAAACTTAGAGTCTTTTAGAAAAGTACGAATGCTCTTAGAAGAAACAATGTTGCCTATGCCTACAGGCAGGCTAGTCTTTTTGTTGTTTGAGTTAATATAACTTCTAGCGCGAGCATCAACAGTTTCTGCATCGATGCTTTTAAAAGCTACGTCTGAGACTCTACGACGTGCAGCTTCAGCAAGAAACCTTTCTAAGTTCAGGTTCTTTTTAAAATCAGATGACATGGATTTACTCTACTGCAACGTTTACATAAAAACGTCTTGCAGGAGCACCTGTAGGCTGCTCCATCTTAATGGTAAATGTAGTAGCGTCACCTGGCCCTAGCTCCTTAAAGGCAATCTTGCTGCTTACTGAGTGACCTGTTGTACGGTTAATGTAACCGGTAATATTTGGACCTGTAGTCTGAGGCACAGAAACATATACGCCACCCTGACTGGTTACACCATCAGTAGTGTCTTGACCCATTGTGATTAGATCTTGATAATCTGTTTCTGGTGAAGCCTCACCTGGATTGTCTACGTCGCCCAAGGTACTTGCAAAAGCAAGGTACAAACCCAGAGAAGACAATGTGTCCTCTCCGCTGTTTGTCACCTGAATGGTTACATCAGTAGATGCTACCGTCTGAGGGTCGTAAATGTCATTGTAAGTGGCACCATTATAATGCCTAAAGATTAGATCCTCTGCGCCCATTCAACACCTCTTATGGAGCCTTAACTGTCCTTACTGAAGAGTAGTATCCCTCGGGATACTCCACTCCGTCAAGCGTAAGAGTTACTCGGTAGTAGTAAGTCTTGTCGTATGCTGCGGTAGTGTCCGTATAGGATATTGTACTGCGTGTTGAAGAGGATGTAAAGGAATGAATCTGCGTCCAAGCTTCAGCCTTCGTGTTCTTTCTGTAAAGCTTATAGGTAATGCTAGAGCCTTCCCAAGATAGATCGAGCTGTACATTGCCATTGCTTAGCGGAATAAGATCAATATCTGCAGAGTGACCATACCACTCAATAAGAGGTAGTACTGAAGAATGAAGGTGCTGGGTAGCTAGCGTAATAGCCTTTTCTTTTGTAAGAGAGCCACCGTACTCTTCAAGAAGAGAGTACGGTAAACGCATATGCATAGTTGCTGCTTCTGGAAGCTCAAACCCATCAGGATTATTCGTACCAATCTCTGAGAAAAGAAGGCGTTGGTTTGCGCGCAATGCAGCTGAGAACTTGTCGTCGTAAATCTTATTACCTGATCGACGAACATCGTAAACAGTTTGATTCTCCTTAAGGCCAATGTCCATTACATTAACTTCTGCAAGAATTGCATATCCACGAGTGTTATTGTATCCCACAGTTGCCAGGTCAATAAAACAAGCTGTTCCGTCATCAGTAATGTACTTGCGACCTACAACAGAATTAGAGTTGTATGCCCCGCCAGAACTTTTTAGCTGAAGGTTAGGATGCCCAAAGCCAAGATCTTGACTGCACTCAACAATAGTGCCTTCACGGTCAACAACAAGATGGTGAATAGCGTGGTCATCAGTTTCATCTACATCCGGTACAAGGTAGAAGACATACATGTAGTCTAGTACCTTCTTGTTGGTAAGAGGGTTTAGGTTTACACGAGTGTACTCGTAATCGTCAGCCTCGTAGAAGTATGAAGCTGATAGGCTCCATGAGGGATGAAGCTTTGTGTTAAGAGTAATGATGCCGCTCTTATTATCAAGCGATCCAATAACGTCTGTCTCATAAAAGACAGACGTATCACTATAACGAGTTCCAGATAATGACTGATCTGTGCTAAACGCCCTAAGCAAAACACCTTCTACGTTGTAAGCCAAAATAGAACAATGCCTTCCTGCACTAGGATCAATAGCAAGATTCTTTCTTGTAGCAGCAAGAGCATGGTCGTTAACGTAGTTTAGTACATCATAAGGGCTAAACAAATAAGGCTTTGACGGAGCAAAAGGCTGCTGGTCAAACTCTGGTACAAAGTAACGCCTAGAAGAGCCATTAGTAACAGCGTCAATTTCACCAGCTGTAAACCTTAGATACCAAGCATCAGTAGGTTTCCTTCCTGCAGGAAGCCTTGGCTGAATCAAAGACTTAGCAATAGGCTTAACATACCAAGTATCACCAGTATTCATGTAAAAGGTATAACCACTAGAGTTACGCTCTTTAGTGTATACAGGGTATGCCTTTGTAACCATGCCGGTAGTCAAATCAATGTCTTCCCAGGATGCTTCCTTCGCCACTGGTACAGGGGACAATAGTGTGTGTGTTTGCGTGCCAGATGAGTCTGTTGAAAGAACGTAGAATAGCCTATAACCACCAGTGTTAAGGCTAAAGCGATTCTGATAGTTCGTGTAAATAACATTCTGGCTCAAATCAATAGTGTAACCACTATCTACATCAACACCTTCACCTTTTGTGTAGACTCTAAGAGTAGCCTCGACAGTATTGGCAGGAAGGTCGTGGCGAAAGAAAAGAGGACGTGTAGTACCAAGCTCATCAATAAAAGTTTTGTTGGTAATAGAAACTTCACTGTACTCGGAAGTAACAGAAGATGAAGTAGTGACCAGCCATGGTGTGCGAAGCTCTAACTTAGCTTCGCTATTTGAAGGAATGCTGTAAGACCTGTTGACCATTACAATGTTTGCGCGGGAGTCAATTTCCTTGTTTTCAATATAAGCTACAGGAACACTGCTATCCTGAATAAGATCCGTGTAGAGGAATGACTCTACTCGCTTATGAATGTGATTGACAACAGGCAATGAGTAGGTCTGTGGGCTTCCAGAGCCCACAGCCTCTTCAGCAATTA